CGGAAAGAAGGCGGACGAACAAATTTCGTCCGTGAAAAGCTGAGGCATTTAAGACCTCAGATTTATGATCATCCGGTATGGACTCATGGTCCTCCACCGGACGGTCTAATGACGCTCGATCGCATCGAGCGCGCTAATATAGGTTTAAAAGCCTATCAGGAGATTCTGCAGAAGGATTTAACCCCTCAATTGCCGAATCCCACATATCCGGTTCTGGTTAAAGAACTGGGATTCAAAACTCGCATTGTGACAAAGTCACCCGCGGGTAATGTAATGCTCGGTCACATAGATCGAGACAAACTGTTTCATTATGTGAAACAGATTCCCGAGTGTTTTGAAGCACTCGATCAGGGTCTCTTACCGATACCCTTAAAAGTAGTGGATGATGACCACTACGTATATTCGTGCGATTTATCTCGCGCGACTGATACCGTGTCCCATGAGGTTTTATGGGCCATGGTTCGCCACCTCGGGTTATCCGAGTTGGTATTCAAGCATGTCTACGAGGACAAACCCTGGAAACGGGGTTGTCCAATGGGCATGCCTGCATCTTGGTCAATACTTTCGTTGACCAATTACTGGGCTGCCATTGATGCAGCTCCGAAATCTTCCTTTAGAATTAAGGGAGATGATCTGATAGCTTACTGGACTAAACGCCAGATTTCAACCTATCAGGCAAATATCCGATCGCTCGGATATATAATAAAGGTGTCATCAACGTACACCCATCTTTCCCGCGGAATATTCTGCGAGAATCCGTACGAGGTCCGAATGGGCTACCTCGTACCACTTGAGGGATACTTTTCCCTCAAATTTTTGAGTCAGAATTTACCTGACCAAATTAACCTGTTTGCGTTAGCCGACAGGTTTCACAACCTCATAAGAGAGGGTGTTCCTAGGGGCGTGACCACGTCCCTTCAAAGTCTCTTTCTTGCAAAAGAGATACGGAAATCCTGGCAAGCCAGGATTGACCCTTATGTTCCCCGACTTTTCGGGGGACTTGGTCTGGTTCCAAAGGATCCAGACAAATATCCTTCGACTCATTATCAAAGGATTGCCAGAAGGCTCACATCGAAGCCTTTTGATCATAGGGCGTCATTGATTACGTCCTCATTTCCCAAGGGATCCCTTGGGAGGAAAGCAGGTGAAGCAACAGCTCACTGCGTGCGAAACCTTTTATACGGTTTCGATACGGAGACCCGTGCATTTCTTTGCACGGATCGCCTTTCGGCTCCATTACTGGAGCTCCAAACTCTATATTTAATATATAGACTTCCAAGCCAGCCCCCTACATTGGGCCGGTATTTCGGTGCTGTTTGTGCACTGAAGAAGAAGCTCGGGAAGAAAGCCCCGGGCACTGTCGTAAATTACCGCATGACATACAGGCGGCTTTACGAATTAGAGGCAGGAATTGCCCCTATAAAATCTGTCTACGATGTAGTCAGATTTTCACATCCCGACAAAAAAGATCGGGAGAGATTCCTCCTTCAAATGGAGGAACTGAAGGCCGAGGTAAATACTCGGTCTATAGCGCTTTTCATTAATCGCTATTACCAAACTCAGAGTTACTACCCTGAGCTCTCTGAGGAGGATACTATTCCTCCTCAGCTTCTCGGGCCGGATTCACCGGCTCGACTTAATGTACTTCGTAGGTACATTTAAAATCGACGACGATTCGCGTCATCAATTGGTTTATCTCACCCGTGGGTAAGATCCGAAGCCTCCTTGTGGAGTCCTCTGCAAGGTGTAAAGGCTAGGCTAAGACCGGTGGTTAAACCAAAGGCCTAC